AATGTTGCTGATGTGGCTTGAGCATCAAAATCATCACCATCAATGGTGAATGTGATGTCTCTGCCGGTGATGATTGTTGTTGGCATGATTTCTCCTTAGTTGGTGTAATAGGTGCTGACTTGTAAATCTGCCACGAGGTATTTGCCCGCGCCGACTTCCAATGATTGAGGTGCGTTTACATCGCCGACAACATAACCGTTCGGCATTGTGCTGATGATGTCAATCATCAATTGTTCAAGATTGTCCAAAGCTGCGGCATTATTAGAATAACCAACAACGCCTGTCACAGTTAAATTTATTCTTACTTTCGTAGTTGCGCCATTGATCAAAACACTTTCAAGATACGGTGAATCTGGTATTAAACAAATACTTGGACTTGTCATTGTCTCTGGAATTCCGTTATAGACATTGGCCGCTATGGTTGAAAGTGCGGTTTGCAATGGTGTGCGGATGTCGGATTCAATGGTCATTGGCACATTGTTTCGACATCTAAAAACGGACCTAAGAGGCCTATTACTCTGTTGCTGAGACTCCGGCCTAAAATAAATGGTGATGGCTGAAAATTGTCTGACATGATCTGATTGCCGGGAGCTGTGATGCTCTGAAAAATCTCAACCGATACAACCAAAATGGCGTTCTCAATTGGTGGCGTGTTTGCATAAAGTGATGCGGCTGATCCACCGGATAATGTAGCCAATGCGTTAGGAATAAACGGCAATGGATAGTCACGATCAGCCGCCGCTGTTGCAGCTGTAAAGGTGTATGGCTCAATACGATCATCGGTGACTGTGTAGGTCGCGTTGTAGGCTCCGGCCCCGGTTACAACAACAGATTGACCCGGCACAAAGTAATTTGGCCGCATTGTGGTGAAATAAATGACGGATTCATCCACATTGGCAAAAGTCACCGATGATTGGTATTGCGTAAGTAAAGGCAAAATGGTTTGTTCAGCGGAATCTATAAAAGAATCCAATTGTGCATCCGAATACAAGGAAACCGAGACACCCAAAATTTGTCGAAGCTGTGAAGCTGTAACTATTGCAGGCATCTCGGTTCCTTTCGTATCGTTAGCGTTCGGGAGCGACCGCTACCGATTCTTGATTTTTATTCGGATCAGGTCTGGTTCCAGCAAGCACCAAATGGAATCTTTGGAGCAATTGCGCCGTAACCATAATAAAGAATGTCAATGGTTCCATCGCTGTTGATGTTGGTGCGTAGGTTGAAGCGTGGGCTTTCGTACCATGTCCATGCATCTGGATTGACAACAACCATTGAGAAATCTCCGGTTGATGTTGTTGGCCCAGCGTTACCAATTGACCGTGAAACATAAAGGTTAAGACCCGGTGAAACTACACCGCGCAATGAATCGCCTCTCACATTTCCGGCTGCATTTGATGGTTGTGCCGCATTGTAAAGTGGTGCACCGTTGTCGTTGTAACCCATGATGTTTGTCCATTGTCCGGGAGACACAACAATGTTGCGAGCAAATCCGAGTGATGATCCATAAACAGCACCAGCAGCTTGAGATGTGAAACCTAAGAATCCTGTTGCTGAGTTTGCATTGACACCAGTCTGTTGTCCAGCTGCCGCAATTGTACCGACAGCAAATTCATCAGTTACTTTTGCGTAAGCGTACTCAAGATTTTGGAGGAGAGCTGTGAGGTACTCTGGCCGTGATCTATCGATGAGCTCGACCGTACTGATCGCACGGCCTTTAAAGCTCTGAACAGGAACGCTCAAGAATGTGGCTGTCAGGTTTGATTCTGTAACAGCTGCATTTTCTGCAATGTTTGCAACAGTTGGAACGCCTGTGACACGCGGAATTTCAAATGTCATGCCTTCGCCAACAAGAGTTTCACGGCTTAGCGCATCGATCATTCCGCGATCAGCGTTTGCCAATGCATTGACAATCTGTGTGCTTTGTGGTGTTGGAATCATGCCCGGTGCTGTTGATGTTGTGTTATCGGCAGCCTTTACATACTGACGGGAATCCTCATCATGCAAAATTGTTGCCTTGAGGTAATGCTCAAGGTACGAAACCTTATTAACGATTGGTGATCGTGGTGATGTGTAGTACGCAGGTCGTGATGCCTGCACAGGTTCGACTGTTGGAGCTTCTACCGGTTCAACGGCAGGAGCGGCTTGTTCGGTAGTGTTTTCCACTTTGTCTCCTTCATTTGGGTTTGTTGTATCTGATCCTTCTTGAGTTTCAGAATCTTGATTTGCGGCTACTTCGCTCACTCTGGCTGATCGCACGGCTGGCTCCGTGACCAATGCAACGCCTACGAGCTGGCCATTTTTGACTTTCATTGTTCCGTCTTTTTGCATTTCATAATCATCTACGGCTAATTCAATTGAGAATCCATCGCGTAAACCTTCCATTGCTTCAATTAACGCATCGTTGCCAGCTGTTGTGTTGGCAATTTTAAATGTTGCTGTCATTTCTTTGTCATTAACACTCATCGCAATGCTTTTTCCAATTCTGCGAGTGATGTCATGTTCAAGGTTTAAAAAAACATCACCTGGCTGAATTGATCCACGAGCAAAAACAACCTTGCCTGTTGATGCATTTGCTTGCTCATTAAACGCAACAATGCGGCCGGTGATTGTCCGTGAATCGGAATCAGCTGCCGTGATTTGCATTGGGGTTGTTAGCTTCATGAGATCATGTCCTCCATTTGTCTGATTTCCTCGGTGGTAATTGCACCAATTTCAAAAAGAATTTTGTAAATTTCTGCTCTTTCTTTTTCCGATCCGCGCAAATAAGCCTTGAGATCGAATTCAACGCGCTGTGTTTGTGGCGTAAAGTCCGGCATTGATAAACGGCCAGCAATGCTATTCATCAGCGGCAAAAGCGAAAAGTCCAACAAGGTTTGACGCGCCGTCTGGGCGTTTTGATAGGTCATGGATGATCCAGTCGGCGCATCAATAAAATAGGCCGGAATTCCCACGGCTCTTGCCAGTTCTGTTGCAATTATTTCGCGTGCGGCATTGAGGCCGATTTGCTCCGGTGTAAAGCCAACAGTCTCCATCGTAATGTCAGCATTTAAAAAAGCCGTTCCGCGATTTCGGCGCGCTACGGCCCAAGCATCTAGAAGTTTTGCAATGCGATCAGCTGGCAATGCTGTGCCGTTAGATTTCAACACCATTGATGGAACCGGTTCGCGTGCATACATTGCAGCAGCTCTTTCAAGCTCTGCACCTGCGCGAATTGTACGACCAGCGCGATTTAACAATCCTTCATCATTACCGTAAAAAACAATTAGACTTCCCGGCCCGAAATCTGGCACACGCAATCCATCAACCGTGTAATACTCAATTTGCGTGCCAATTGAATTTAAAAACACGCCAACGCGATTTGGAGCAACACGCCACATCTCGCGAATGCGGCCCGTGTCTGCAAAAACAGACTGAACAGAAAAATAAGAAAATCCTGTAAATAATAAATCCTCCGCTGACCAACACCATGATGCAGCACCCGGCACTCGTTTATCCGGCTCGTTAATTACAACAGGCTGTTCAACAATTTGGCCGGTGGCTTTGTCGCGTGTGACCATTGGAATTGTGGCAATAGAATTGCAAATCATGTTTCGTGCGCGAGCAATAGCGGGAACAGACATTGCTTCCTCGCGGCTTGCAAGATAATCCGCGCTGCCAAATGGAAAAAAAGCATCTAGCGTAGGAGCTGGCCCAATTTGTGCAGCTACATCAGCACCGCGAATAGGCGCGACAGTTTCAATTGTGCGCTTTCGGTCAAATAATCCCATGAACGCATTTTCCCAAAATGTCAAGCATCAACCCACTAAAATGTCTATTTCTGTTTCCGGGCGTGTCGCGAAGTGTGTGACTAATGCAGATGCTACGGCAGCGGCAACGCTCGTTTGGCTCGCACGCCTTCCAATAACCCAACCACCATCACCACGGCGCAATTGCACAGCTGAGAGCATTTGCTCTGTCAATGCAGCTTGATTGCGATGCTTTAAACGGCCTGAATTGATTGCGCCTAATAATTCATCGCAAGCTTGCGGATACGAGCTGTCCATGTCAAAAATTGGGATGCCAGCTGGCAACATACGCGCCGCAATCGCTCCAGTTGTTCTACGGCTGTAAAGCAAGTATTCAATGGGGTATTTGCGGCAATAGGCAGCTGCATCATTGGCAATGGCGCGATCATCAAGCTGGATCGTGTTTTCCCATGTGTGCAACAGCTTTACAACAAATGATTCCGATCCAAGCTTTTGAGCGGCCACCAATGCAGCATTTCTACGATCCGGCGAAATGTCGATGGCCATCCATGTCAGCTTGTCCTCATCAAGATCAATTGATTCATCGCCACAGGCTTGCCATTCTTTGGTACCAATAACAGCTGAAATTGTTGTAACCCAACGATTGAGCACCTCAGTCATGACTACATCTGGAGGATCATTAAAAACGGCCCGAATGTTGTCGGGGTGGATTGTTATGTTCAGTCCGGGATTGGCAAAAGCTGCATTTTCCAAAGTAATTTCATCAGTCGGTGCTGACCACTCAAAATAGCCCACATCATCGCTTGCCCCACTAGCTGCGGCCAATCCGCGATCAC